TCCAGTTGCCTAAAGACGATAACAACAGTAGTTCCCAACGAATACTGTTCCACACTCCTGCTACTGCGTTATTAAAATTGTAAATGCACTTGTAATAGGCGTTATTGTAAAGAACAATATCGTCTACTGCATAAATCATTGCAATATTATATTGACCTTTAAACGTTGCGTATGTAGTTTGATCTGCTAATGGTGCAGATACTATTAGTTTTGTAAAATCATTACTAATACTTACAGAATATCCATATTGATTACCAGTTTGAACTGCTTCAACTTTTTCTGTAGTCAATGGCAAGTATGTAGGTGTTAACTGTTGCGGGAAAACACCTGTAATGTTAGTTGGATTGTTTTCTATCCATTGTTCAACGTTTGCTACCGGCGTGTCTAATGAAGTAACTGTAGAAAGTGCTAGATATAACTTGTTTTTATATTGCACTAAATCGTCTTTTAGATATACAGCAGTATTGTTCCATTGACCTTTATACTTTCTGTTGTAGCTATATTCCCAACGAGAAATTTTAAATGTTAATGTACCAAACGGGGTTGCATTAGGAGCTTCACTAATTTGTATTGTAGTACTGTCAATAACTCTAGCAACAGTTTGATAACCTTGGAATCCTGTTCCTGTTATAAACATTCCAACTTCAATAGTAGCTGTGCTAGATACTTTTAACGTAATACCTGTACTACCTAATGGCAAATAAGTTGCGGTAGCAGTAATGGTATTATAATTTAGTTGATATACTTTATCAACCGCAGAAACAAACATTGTATCATTACCAAATGTAATACTAGTTCCAAACAGTTCATCGCTAGCAGGGTACGGGCTAATAATTGTACCTACGTAATTTGCAGTATTTGAAATATCTATCTTGTAAAGAGAAATTGCACCGTGTCTAGTAAGAGCGTTTGATGCGCCTGTAATCGTTGTTTCTATAATATTTGTTGGTTTCCAATACTGAGTGTTGGTAATAGCAGTGCCCACTGGCACACTTTGTTTGGCAGAATAATGGAACAAGTTTGAATACACTACTTGATCTTGACTATAAGTTTGACCACTATTGTGCAGGCCTGCAAAGTAGGTTGATGCAAAACTTGCTCGAGGGCTACCAACAACCAACCACTCGCCATCTTTAGATACTGAAACAGTTTCACCAAAAGAATATCCTGCTGAAATATTTGCAGGTCTATTTGATAGCGCAAATATAAACGGTTCTGCAATACTTTGGCGTTGCAACCATTTGTTTGACCCTGGAACTTTGTCATACGTGATTACAATTTCGTCGCGTGTTGATACAGCCGCATACTGACCTTTGATATCAGTGCTAATGCTTCTACCATAGGCTAGTTCATCTGTAGGACTCGAGTTAACAAACTCTTTAGGTTCAAAGACTTTAGAATAATTCCATACTGCCCACTTGCCGTCGCCTCGATTGTCAGTCCACAATTTTTCGTTGAGACCGATATTGTCTGGAAGAATACTATTTGCATCATCGATTGAATCTATACGCTGACTCTTCAAAAACAATACTTGAGCAGTTGTTTGATCTATAAAAGGTGTGGCAGGAGGAACTTTTAACGCTGTTTTAATTTTAATTTGATTTAATGTTACTGAATCAATTTTATAAAATCCGCTAAACTTATCTACTTGCACAACACTTATATACGTACCGGGCTCTAATCGCACTTGCTCATCAAATGTTAAAGTTAACGTATTTGAAGTGTAAGTTGCATCTGTAAGTTTTAACGGACTAGCAGTGTATCTATAAATGTTCCACTCTCTGCCCTCAAATGCACACCAAACATAATCACCTTCATTTAGTGGATCTGGATTTTTTGTAAGAATTTCATTAATGTTATCTAATACCAATGCGGCATCTTCTCTACGAACATATCCAGGAGTTCTTAAAAATGGACTAAACTTATTGTTAACTAACCAAGGTTGACTATTATAGCCAAACGGTTTTAAGTAGACGTCATTGGGAGTTTGTCGTATAATAAAATCTAACTTGTCTACTGGTAATTGAGTTAACTCAAACCCTTGTGGATTATTCTTAAATAAACTCTGATCTAGCGTAAATTCAATGTCTTCAAACGCAGAACTGGCACCATATTGCCCAACACGTACTGCCCATTCCTCAAAGAATTTTAAACTTTCTTGACCGTCAGCACTGAGCACATCAAACAACTTGTTCAAGCTATTTTGCGTGCCTTTTTCAATTATCATGCCTTGATAGAATTTAAATTCACTAACATCATCTTTAATAATATTACTTAGATATTGACGCTTCTGATATCCAATTAAATGTTGAGCCATTGTCTGTTGGCCTACATCAAAGTTTCCGCTGTCCAGACTATAAAAATCTGTAAACTGTGCAGCCTTGTAAGACCAGTTAGGCAACAGGTTAGGTGTTGGCTTTTCAGAAAGTCGAGTCCATTCGCTGTCATTAAACGTAGATTCGCCAACTATTGCAGTTTTTGCACTGTAATAAAATTCTTTATATTTGATAATGTCGCCTAAACTGTAATCTGTCCATGCGTTCCATTCTTGTATTTTTGCTTGATCAAATATAAAACCAGGTACATCAAAACTGCCGTCCCATGTAGTACTAACATAACTAGAAGTTTTAATTCGTTCTTGTCTGTAACCACTTTCTGGATTATAAATTGTATCGTTGAATAGCGTATTATTATCTAAAATAACTACTTGTTCTTTTTGTATTAAAAAGAATGTAGCACCAAATATGCCTTCAGAATTTGCAGGTGAGTACGTGACTAAATTGCCTGATCTATATGAGTTAAGAAAATTAGGTTCTAATTTTGTTCCATCAACTTTAAAAATATCGTATCCGTTAAATTGATTTAATATATCGTCTACCACTGCAAAGTCTGACTTGATAACAATTTTGTTGGCTGCTGGACTTAGAGCAATAACACTGCTACCAACTGTGCTTAGTCCTTCTAACTTGTCATAGTATTGTTCTTCAAATATACTACTAGTTGGGACATTTCTTACAGCTCTGTAATAGTCACCATTGTATCTTACAATACTACCGTAGTTAACAGGCTGATCTGCAGACCAGTCGTTCCACTTGTCTTGGCCTGAACTCCAATTTTGTGTAGTCCAAAATAAGAATTCTTTGGCACTGGTTTCCCAGTTAGTTATCTGCCCAAGGGTGTTGTTAAAGTCGTCAAATACAAATCCTTGATCCTTTAAACGCTCGCCGTAACCTTGTAGGAAATCCACTACTTCCTGAATAGTTCTAAATTTAGTACCGTATGGAAGGACCAGTAATTCTCTTCGATCCCATAATTTTCTCAGTACTGCGTCTCGGCCGCCAATGACTGGCAACTTAGGAAGTCTTTGGAAATTAGCTTGTTCAAACGTGTCAGACGCAACATGGGTTACTGTGCATCGATAGAATGAGTTACCATAGCTTACAACCTTACCGGTAGTATACCGCTGGTTAGATGTCCAAATAATATAACTTTCACTCATGCCTCCTACGTTAATAGTGTTGCCGCTTTGTATCCAAGGATAATATTCAAAGTAAGGTGTAGTTTTACTATATCCTTTGACCTCGTATCCGTCGTGTAATTTTGTAATTATTACACCGCTATATGTTAAACGTTTTATAGGACTACTAGAATTTAAAACAATTTTAAAATTTTCAGGAGGAACAAATACGCCGCCTACTGCTGTGGGATTTTTGCTATCCAACAATAAATTAAATTTGTCTTTACTAGTAAATCCACTAACTCTATAACTTAATTTAAAGCTAATGTTGTTTAAATCATAAAGGTATTGATCATAAGACTTAGAATTATCTGCAATGACATAGTCAACAATATAGTTGATTAATCCTGCTGTTTGAACTCTAGTGTCACTAGAATAAATGTTAGGTAATATTAAGTCAGTCGGTGTAACTCGCAATCCAGTGTCTTTATAAACTAGTTGTCCTGTTAGGTTACGGATAATTCTTGATCTATCTAGTAATACTCCAAACGTGTTTGCTGGCTTTAAAAGAATTGACGTTAGCAGTAGACTAAATGGATAATAGCTACTTCTTCTCCAGGCTGCTTCTATAGGGCTAACATCTCCAAATACAAAGTCTCCAGATGTACTTTGAGTGATAAGGCCTGCGGCCATATTAGAAAACAACGGGCTTATTAAATTACCAAATTCGTCAACAGGAATACAATCTATCAAAAATGGTCTAATAAATTTAGGATTACGTTCTATTGGCTTACCTGGTTCTTTTATTATACCTTCTGATAAATCTTGCCACATAACTTTGTTATTGCTAGTATAAGGTGCTGGCCCATACACATCTTGCCACCAAGATGGCTCAATTGTATAACCAAGACACTCCCATGGACAGATATTTGGTCTGTCTGTATCTAGCATCCATCGATATATACCTCTCCAATACCCTGGAACTTCTCTCCCGTCGGGAGCAGTTTGTCCTCTGTAGTTAAATGTAAGGCTATTATTTTTGTCAAAACTTAACGGTTTAGTAAAGTCTCTGTCAATCAGCGTTGTCCATTTGAAAAAGTTAGGAGCTAACACTTCATTAAATTCTTTTAAAGAATAATCATTTTCTCTGCCGTAGCCTGGTAATATATCGTAAACGTCAAATATAGCCGGGTTGTACTTCACTTTGATATTGTTAAATATTCGCTTTTCTAATTCTAAAATTAACTCATCTCTAAAGTCACCAAACGCCAATACCTGGCTACCGTCATGGCCCTGGATCATTGTTCTAGGAGTTATTAAACTAGTGTCTAAATAAATTTTAGGTTCAAATGCAGGCCATATACCTAATTTAGTAGGAGTCTGCGGGACGAACGATCCGTCAGTATTATCATATTCATAAATTGTGATTAAATCACCGTCTTGCATTGTAGTAATAATTCTAACAAATCCCTGACTGTCAAACTCATACTGTATTCCGTAAACTAGTTGTACACCGTTTAAGTAAACTCCAACTGCTCTGTTTGATAGCATGTCTAGATCAAATACTTGAGTTAGAGGATATGTTAATATTCTATAGTCAATTACAGTGTATTCATTTTTAACTGCACTGCCATACGGGACCATATCACTGAAATAATAGGCTGCTTTTTTAGGTTTATCTTTGTTAAGCTCTTGTAAAACTAAATCTACGTGTTGCTTAGTATCAGTATCAATACCTAATCCCAATGCTACAGAAAGGAAATTACGTTTAAACTGACCATACTCGTCTCTAGATTTTTCAATTGCTCGTATAACATTACTATTAGGATTAGTAATATGATACAATGCCAAACTCATTGGGCCACTGTGTTGCACAAACTTTGTACCAAAGACAGTAGTATTACCTAAGTCTCTAAGATTATTAGATCCAGGATATTGTCCTTCAAATGTTTGTAAGTTGTCAATTATTGAGTTGACATGGTCAATTACTTCACCTAATGTAAAATCGCCAATGGCCGAGTTTAACGGATTGTTCTGTAAGTTAAATGGAATTTCATAAAATCCGTTTGCGTTAATGGGCTGGCTTGCAAACGCCTTGATTGTTAAAATATCGTTGGTTGAAATATTTGATACTAACTGAATTTTTTTATAGACTGCACCGTCTACCATTGACCATTTTGATTTATCTAAACGAATACCGTTGACATAAATTCGTACTTCAAGATCAGTAAGGTTATGTTTGTCGTCAAAAATATCTAGATCAAAATTATTGATTTGATTTGAATTTTTGTAAATTCGTAAGGCAGGCTGATATGTAAAATTAATAACACTTTTTTGCCAGCCGTTTTCATATGCAACTGTGTTGTTGCCTTTTGATTTAACAAAGAAACCTGTACTTACGTTCTTTTCTAAGATTTTTTCTACGTCTTTGTACTGGAATACATTACCAACAACATCAAAATTAAAAACAATATCGCCAACGTTGTTGATATTTCTATATGAAAGTGGAAAGTTCAAATACGTATCATTAGACCCTGACCCTGGTTTGTAACTAAAAATTTTAGTTCCAGCAAACGTAGATCCGTCATACACCGTTTTATCTGCAAAAGAATTTCCATTTTCATCAACTATATCAAATAGTGGTGGCTGATTTAAACTGGTTTTATTTTGTGCTACTAACCAATCAGACCCGTTAAACCAACGCATTGTACCTTTGTTGCTTTCGCCTGATCGAATAACTACTACTTGATTGTCAAGTGGTGTGTTTATTTCAACTAAGTGAAGCTGACGAACACGAGTCTGTTTAATACTATCTTGTACTTCAATAAACTTAACTTGGAAGGTTTTATTTTTAACTAAAATATCATTATCAGCGGTGAATAAAATCTTATGTCCGTTTACTAATGGAACACCGTCAATATTATATCCTAACGCACCTTCAATTGTAGAAAACACATCTGTAGTGTATGTGTCAATTAAGTCAACATCTGGGGCAGCATCAAGACCAAAGTTGTATAATTTTAAATCTGCATTAAATTCAATGATAGGTCTAACTGCTCGAATGTTTTGATTTAAGTCGGCTATTTTGCCATTATACGCGGCACTCTTATTGATTACATCTTGATGGAACCATTTGTTGTAACGACTCCACGGGTTTTTATCTCTACTTGCTCTGTTAATTGCAATATAATCAACTTGCCCTGAATAAACTGTTGCAGTATTAAACGGCAATTCGTCAAACTTTGTGTCATCAAAAAGTACATTTATTTCTTCGCTGTATGGAGTAATTAACGCTAATGAAGATTCAGCAACTAATTTAATTGCAGTGCCAACCCCTTCAACATAATATTGGTCTTTAGCATACTCAGCAGGAAGAACGTTTCCACCAAACGATATTTTCATACCGTTACTAAGTTTAGTTCCATTTGCTAATGTATAATCTCTTTTACCAATTAACTGTTCTTCAACATTAATCTCAGTGTTGTCTTTAATATCTAAAATTTGAAACACACCGCCCATGTCGATATTTGTTTCGCTAACATAAAATAATACGTCAGGAGCATCTTCAGGTACTACAAAAGTTACTACACCTTTTTCCACTGCAAAATTATCAATGTGGTTTAATTCAGCATATCTGTCATCGCTGCCGCCAACTCGTCTAGTTTTAATACTAAAAGGTTCTCCAGGTGAGTTAACTTCAAATTTATAAGTTTGACCTCTAAATAATTTTATAGTTGGATTACGTGTTAGTCCGTTTGGAGTAAACAAGAAACTCTTGTCATCTAATTCAATATCAATTTCGACAGTAAACGTACTGTTAATCTTTTTCTGCTGGCCAAAAATTGTTATTGGATCAGGCCCATAGGGCAACCAATAGTACTGTTGAAAATTTACAAACTTATCCCAATCAATATGTGGATCCCAAGAATAAAACTCTTGCTCGTTTAGTCTACTATGATTCTTAACGTTGGCACCAAATACATTTAATTGGTTAATGTAATCTTGATAATCTTTAAAGAAAGTAGTATTGCCCAGCGCATCGTCAATTGTTATACTAGGTTCTAGCTGATAATTTTGTCTGTCAACTGTTGGGGCTGCTACGAAAATATCTTCGCCTACGGCAGCTTTTGCGTTTTTTCTACCAACATAACCATTAATCTTTTTAACCGTGCCGGGTTTGACCAATTGTTCAATTGTTGCTTGTAGGAACTTTTTATTGGCGTCTGTTCTGTAAAAACGCGGAAGGAAATTTGAGATGCCGCCGTCAGTTGGATTAGTTTTATCTGCCATTCTTTTCTCTTAATTACTTGTAATAGTTTGTTGTGATACAACATTACTGCTAACACTAGTTGCACTAGTTGCTTTAATTGTACTTGCTGTAATACCTGAAATTACTTCTATATCGTCAACAGTAGCACCGTTAATAAACAATTCATCAGAGTTTGCTTTTATTTCAAACAAGCTACCAAAATTTAAACCGTTTGCTTTAGGAACAATTACAAAGTTTGTAATGTTGGGCGCAAGTTGATTCATTACGTATGTGGCCAACTCTGAGAAGTAAAATGTATCTCCAAAATCCCAATTTTCTAAAACAAAAAATTGATTTATTGCTGTCAATATTTGTGCTTTGATGTCGTTATCAGAAATAACTTGTTTGCTATTCTTTACTGCTTTAAATGTTGCCTGAACTTCTGCAGATGCAGCCGCGCCAAACAATAATTTATACCTTACAGGATGATAGATAATTTCATCACTAATAGACTTAATCGCATTTAAAGACGGAGAAAGTGTATTGTACAACGCATCGCTACTAGGAGGTAAAGGAGCAGATTTTCTACTACCGTTTAGAAATTGCCTAAATTGAGTGTCATAGGTCTTTGATAAAATAAAGACATCTATAATATTACTTGATCCAGGATCAATTCTTGATTCATAATCTGCATTATGAATATATTGAAATTTTAATTTGTCTCTGCCTAAAAATACTTTATAGTCTAGGCTATTAATCAATGTTGCCGTAGCCAGATTAAGTTTTTTAACTAAGTTAGTATCTATAAAATAAAAGTACTGACCATTAACATAATTAAGAAATGTTACAATATCCTTTTCGCTGTTTAATATTTTTACTATCTCTGTAGAATTATCAATGTATCGATAATCTTGTTGACCTTGGGCAACATCGTATTTTTCAAGAATAATATATTTTGTCAGTGGGTTGCCAATAGTTGGGCCGACTATATTAGCAAACGTGTCTGGATCGTCAACTACTCCGTTGTCGTCGGGATCTGAAAACGTTACTAAAATCTTTTTATTATCGATATATCCGTCAACTCCCCTAAACTCCGAAACAATGTCCCATGATTGATCACTAGTGTATGCCTGTGTTGCACTAGGTAATCTATTAATGCTTAATACTTTAATGTTATCTTTAACAATGGCATTTGACTTGCTGTCATAAATCTTGTTTGTACTATCAAAGTAGAATCTAATCTGTTCGTCACTTTCAAAAATATAACGTAGTTCTCGACTAGTTACAGTATAAAATTCGTTGTCTGTTGTGAATAGTAATAACCAGCTTGAATCTAATTGTTGATTAGAAACATCGCCTTGCTTACCTAAACTAAAAGAATTCTTACTGTCAAGATTGCTTTCAAATATAATCTGCCATGATTTAGTAGTAGTGTCGTATCTTAAACCAAACGGCTTGTTAGCAAATATTAAATCTATAATTGATGTTACAACACTATTATCAATAACAGTGCGCCATTTAGGAATAATTTGGTTAATCAGCGGCGATACATTATCATCACCTGGGATGATTTCATTAATTACAATAGGTCCAAGCCCTGTGCTTAATACGCCTGTGCCGTTAGCAGTGCCGTCTCCGCTGACTGAAACAATTTCTGCCCATATGTATGTTGTTGACCCGTATGCCGTGGCGTTTCCTTGTATTAGAGCATTATTATTTGTAGTATCAAAATAAAATCCTGCGGGCGCAATAAACTTAATTAAACTACCTGCTTCAACATATTTTAAATCTGTAGCAGTAAACTGTCCCACTTTATAGGTAGTCTTTAATAATGCATCGCCTATATACCCTGTGCTCATTCCAGTATCAGAAGTGACGTTAAACCAGCTAATGTTTAAACTGGATGCTGCCAGTTTGATAAATCGATTATAATAATAATTTCTCAAACTAGATTTTTTAATAATATCAAAAATATCGTTGTAGATAATACCTTCTATGTCTGTTTTATTAGCATAACTAAATCTAATTTTATCGACATATTCTTCTTGATATAATACTCCGTCATCTGCAAATAAATTAGTTGAACTATACTTGCCAGTTGGATCTACTAGATCAAAATATCTGCTGATACCACTGCTACTTCTATTAACTGATTTAATTTTTGCAACTTCTTGACTCGATGCCAGTGGACTAATATTATAGTCCTCGCCTGTAATCATACGATTTTGAGTATAGTAGTTTTGCGGGGCTTTAATTTTAATACTAGTATTTGATTCTGCAGGTGCGGCATTACTGACACCAGAACCAAGGCTCATAGTAATACTAAGAGTTTCTAATTGTCCAATGTTAGAAACATAAGGAACAGTTATAGTAATACCTCTCATATCTTTAGGATTAATAGTATATGAGATTCCGTTACTAGTTCTGTAATATGCGCGGAATGTACCTAATGGTACATTACCAAACGTACCATCACTAAACACTAAGCTCACGCGGTCGCCTGCTCGAGTAACTACTCCGTAGATATTTCTAATATTTTTCTTTAAACTATTATAGATAATATTGTTGCCTTCAAAGCTAGGTACTTTATCCCATGCTTCTGTTTCAACTCCATCCTTATCTAAACGGTATAACCAAACATCATCGTTATTAATGTTAGTTGCATCAATATCTACTGATTCGTTATTGCTTGGTTGAGTTATTCCAAATGCGCCGGTGTTTAAAGTTCCTTGACGGAAATGTAAGAAGAAACCAGACCCTGAACTAGGTGCACCTTTGCCGTCATCTCTATATAAAAATGCTAGTCTATTGCCAACTTTAGGAGCTTCTTCGTAAATGTAGTCTTGGCCGTTAAACACAGTACTGACTATTTCAAAATTCATTGCGCGGCCGTCTATTGTTTTAGTAAAGCTATAAACAGGAACATCTGAATTAACTGCTTGGAATCTATACTGTTCTGTAGGAATGCCGTATATTGTTGCCTTGTCATCTGGATTGCCAAATTGTCTAGTTGCAGGAATAGCCGCATTAATTACACGAATAAATTGATCGTACCAACCAGGATTAGCAGGATCATTCCACACTATTGCTTGGTTAGCAATATTACGGCCGTTGCTGTCAATAATATTTTGAGTTGTTTGTACCGTTGTAAACTTTAATAGTCCGTTAGCAGGCACATTTCGTTTGGCGTTGTAGCTTAACATACGTGCTAGACGTAGCACTGATTCACGGCGTTCTGCTAATTCTAAGAAGTTTTCACGAGCATTGAGGTCAACACGGAAAGCTATGCTTTGGCCCAAGAACGCAATAAGATCAATTAGGGCAAGGTATTCGCTGGACTCGATGTAATCGTTAAAATCTTCAGGGTAATTCTGGCGGATATAATTGATCATAGTGCGACGCAGATTCTCAAAATCGTAACTTTGAAAGTCTGCATTGCGGAAGGTTTGATAAATTTTCTTCCAGTCTTCTGCTACAAGAAGTCTATTTTGTCTATCTGTTGCACTCATGATTTATCCTATATCTTGTATTTATTGGTTAAAATTATCAGGGTAGTTATTCAGCCAGCAGGCCATTTTCTTGATCGAATCGTAATCGCATACCCTGCGCCACATTGTAGGGCAAATATGTTAATTGACATTCAATTTGAATGCCACTTTCGTACTGACTAACCACTACATTGTCAGCTACAATACGAGGATCAAAATTTACTATATCTGTTACATTGGCAGTAATTAATTGCTTTAATTCTTCAGTCAACGGCTCAAATAACACATCCCATATGATAGTTCCAAATCTAGGATTCATCAGTCTTTCACCCTGCCTAACATGGAAATGATTAATTAAATCTTGGCGGATTAACTGAAGATCAAATAGGTTAAAATTTTCGCTATCAGGGCTAATTGAACTAAAACCTTTGTATGTTTTAGGAGGCAACGGGCTTTCTTGCCTAGGTGCAGTTAATACTATTTTATTGTATAAATTAGAATTTGAGCTCATTTAAAATTCTTCCTCTTCTTCTGGGGGTTCTTCTTCTTCGCCGGCAATCTTAGCAAATGTATCTGTTATAGTAGTATACTTTTTATACCACTCTGGTTCAGGAATTGCGGCTGCTACTTCCCTATCAGTTTTTTCAAACTTAACTTCTAAAGGATCTAAATTCTCATGATGTGGCCACGGCTCATGTGTTGGTATACGTTTCAAAATACTTGTTATAGGAGTGTCTGCTAATTTGTAAGAAACTACTTCTGCTTCGGCATCTAATTCAATGTCTTTAATGTTGTGAGTAGCTAATAGTGATGCAGTAGTTGCTACAGTAGCTATTCCTGAATTAAAATTAATGTTGCCACCGTCTATTGCAGTGTTAGCGGCTTTGATATGAGTATCGCCGCCAGATGTAAATTTATTTGTACTACCTGTATTAACATCTAAAGTTCCAGTTGTAGTTACTTTACCATTGCCTTGTACTACTAGATTATAGTTGCCAACAACGTCACATTGAAATCTTGCTCCAGATTTTAAATTAACATTTCTTTTAGCTTCAAAATTTATATCTCTATCTGCATAAAAATTAAAGTCTTGTTTAGTTCGAATACTAACACTGTCTTCTGCAAAGATATCAATTTTACCATCACTAGAAAATTCTATCCATGCTGTTCCTTTTGCATTACTAATATAAATTAAGTCTTCTGAGTTGTGCAACAGAATTTGATGACCTGTTCTGGTGCGAATTCTCATCAATTCATTGTGAGGAATAGTAACTTCAGCTTCAGCAATTTGATCTGCGGCTTCTTGTTCAATGCTGAGATAATCAGGAGGCCCTTCAGATGGAGTTTTCTTTCTAATAAACTTGTCGTCTCCGTCGTCCATAACAAAAGTTGTGCCGCCTAATCTACTAGACGGAACTAATGCTTCTTTATTTTTTAGACCAATTTTATTACGGGGAGCGCCTTCTTGTTTGTCTAACGGTCCCGGGGTGCTTATACCAAACACCATGCTAGGAACTTCGCGACGGGCTGAGCTAGTAGTAATACCTCTAATATCGTCTTCTAGTAATCCTTGCTGATTAAACGTAGCCTCAATAGGGTGCGCTGGTTTTAAGATTTTTGTTGAATCTACCATAGGTGCTTCGTTTAACTTCTTGTTAAGTTCGGCTGTTGGTACTCGTTCCTTGTCTGTTAGTTTAGAATCCTCAAGCGCAAAGCCGGTGGCGGCCATACCAGGTACCATAAAATTAACATCAGGACCAATAATAGATCCAAGCCAATAGCCATTCTTAGGATCACCATTGATAAAAATTACAACAACCATTGTACCTACATCAGGTGGCACCATCCACATACCGTAACTTTTTTGAGTAGCGTTAAAGTCAGGTTCTTCTCCTACAAAATCACGAGGAGTATATCCAAAAAACGGACTAATCATTTTAACCTGTTGTACTTGAGTGCCTGTTCTTTCATTACCTGACGGGCGCAGAATCTCTACATCCAGGATACCATTATACGTATTATCAGTATGTCTTACTACTTTGGCCAACTGGGGAAACCCTGTGGTATCTCCTGTTGGTTTGTCTTGTGCTGACCTTGCTTCATTACTTGAATCTGACATATATGTTATCCTGGAAAATCTTTAAGATCAGCATTATTTTTTGCAATTTCTTCATCACTTGGGCCTTCGCCTACATCACTAAGATCCCAATCATCAGTGTTAGGTGCATCATCTGAATACTCCTCTGCTGCCGGAACATTTTCAGTTGCTGTTGTTAAACGACTTGCGTCAACTGGAGTTGGATTCTCTTGCCCGTATCTTCTAAAACCTGCTAGTGTTTGAGTAAACTGTCCTTGTTTAAAAACATTTTTAATAGTTGTAACTTTATAAAGACCGCTAAACTGTTGCACTGTTACTGCACTTCCAAAATCGTACATTCCTGTAGCTTGGTTAATATCTATTGGCGTTTTAAAATTAACTATTACATCAACTTCACTGCTTTGGTAGTCGACACTGCCTTCAGCATTGAGATTTTTGTATGGAGTAGATTGCGCTGTATAGTTTCCCATACCACTACTAGTTAACCAATACGGGTCTCCCACAATATCTATATCTAAATTAACTAAATCTTTACCGTTAATTAACGAATCATGAAACAATTTAGCAACACGAACTCCTGCAGTTTCTGTTCCACCGCCGCCTTTGCCGTCTGATGATGTAGATGTTCTGCTATATGATGCTTGGCTTGGAAATCCTGCACCAGGTGCCGGCGGCGCATCACCTTTAGGTTGTTTTACA